TTGGCAAGCAACATTATTAAATATTGCGAGAGGATTTTTACCAGCTTCTATAGGTGCTGATGGGGCAACAAAGATTACAGACTATTATTATCGGTCTGTTGGTTGGCGAGTTGCTTTTTCGGGGGGTGCTGCTTGTTGTGGGGCTGATGATGGCGGGTTCTGTTTGCATTTGAGTACTGCTTCGGCTTTTTCTTTTTCTCATTTCGGCGGGCGGCTGTGTTTTAGAAAATAATTTTAAGGTTGCATATCTGTGCACTGATACGAGTTGCTAATTCAGGAGGTATTGCTAATTATGAGGCTAATGATAGCGAGTTCTATTTGAATTTGAATAATGATTCAGCTAATTCTAATTCTAATATCAGCGAGCAGTTATGTTTATAAATGTTTTATTAAGATATGTAACCACACCACTTGGTGAAAAATAAAAGACTGCCTCACAATGTGCTGGTAGGGTAACCGAAAGCTCAGAGGCGAATAAACACAAAATTATATGAAAAGATTCGGTAATTTGTATCAAAAAATATACGATATAAATAATATTAAACTTGCTCATCATAACGCTAGTAAAGGAAAGAAATATTACGCCGAGGTTAAAGTAGTAGACTCTAACTTAGATGAGCATGTAAACAAAATTCATAATATGCTAAAAAATAAGACGTTTAAAAACTCTGAATATTATATTTTTAAAAGAGATTTTTATGGAAAAGAACGAGAAATATTTAAATTACCATATTTTCCCGATAGAATTATTCATCACTGTATAATGCAGGTAACGGAAAAGATATGGAAAAGGTCTTTAATACGAGATACTTATTCTTCAATTAAAGGTAGAGGATTACATGATGGAGTAAGAAGAATTAAAAATGCTCTTAAAGACGTAGAAGGAACAAAATATTGTTTAAAATTAGATATTAAAAAATTCTATCCTTCTATTAACCATGATGTACTGAAAAAAATAATCAGAAAGAAAATAAAATGTCAAGATACACTTTGGTTATTAGATGAAATAATAGAATCAACAAAAGGTGTACCGATAGGAAATTATTTATCACAATATTTTGGAAATATTTATTTATCAGGTCTTGACCATTTTGTTAAAGAAGAATTTAACATAAAATATTATTTTAGATATTGTGATGATATTGTGATATTATCAAATTCGAAGAATGAATTATGGTTTATTTTTCAAGAAATCAATAATTATTGTAAAAATATTGTTCTTTCTTTAAAAGAAAATTATCAAATATTTCCCGTTGATATTCGAGGAATTGATTTTTTAGGTTATCGATTTTTTCACGATTTTACTTTACTTAGGAAATCAATTGTACTTAGATTTAAAAGAAAGATTAAATTAATTAAAAACAAATATAACTTATTAAATGAGAATATAATTAATTCGATTATGAGTTATTATGGTTGGATGAAATATGGTGATTGTCGACAGTTATTTACTAAATATATAGATACAGATATACAAACCATAGTTGCAAATAATTGTGCATTATTAAACCATAAAAATCCCTTAGAGGAGGTATTAGTATGAAAGGAAATTCGGATAAACAACCAAAAATTATAGTAAAATCAAACGGTAAAACTCAGGTACGTTTTAATATTTTAGAAACCACCAAAGAAGACATAACTGGAAAATCTCGATTATCTTATGATTTTGATTATGTAGAAATTGAAGGAGAATTAACAAGAGATAAAATAATTATTGCAATTATTTCTAATAATTATTCAAGAGATGACGAATTTGCTTTAATAAATAATGAAATAGTAAATCCAGGAACTTTAGAATATGAGGAATATCAATTATTAAGAACAAAAGCAAAAGAAATTGCTTCAGAAGTAATGAAATTATCAGAATAATTTATAGAGAGAAGATTAATTTTTCTCTCCCAAAAATAAGAAAGTAAGGAAATATGAATTTAGAAAAAACAATAAAAAAATTAAGAAACTTATCCCAATACAAAAATCTTTCTGAAGAAGAGATAAACAAAATTGCTCAAGAAAGATTAGATAAAGATGAAATTCTTGGTTCTTTGACATTTTGTATAAATGATGAAGAAAGAAAATTTGCTCAAACTATTTTAGAGAATTATTTAGCACAATCTTCTTTTGAAAATTTTAGCGAAAGACAAACATTAGGTCAATTGATAGACCAAGAATTATTAGCAAAAAGAATGAAAGAAAAATTAAAAACAGAATATAATACTGCAAATCCAGCAATTTGTTTGGATATGGTAGAACGATTAGATAAAGTAGTAGAAAGAATAGAAGAATTAAAAGAAAAATTAGGATTAACAAGAAAAGAAAACGAAATTAACAATGCTGCTCAAATTATAGAAGATTTAAAATTAAGATTTAATAAATGGATAAATATACCAGAAAATCGTAGTAATTATACTTTTCAATGTTTTAAATGTGGTCAGACTGTTCTTATTAGAAGAAGATTAGACAAAGAAAAAGATGAAGTCAGAGAGCATCCTTGGTTTATAGAAGGTGGCATTTTATTTAATAAGGAAATTTTTATAGATTTAAATGATAAAAAAATAACTGAAGAACAAGCTGCCCGTTATTTAGATTGCTCTATAGAATATTTAAAATGGATTAAGGATAATTATCCTTTATCAGAAGACAAAGAAATAGAAAAAGAAGATGTATAAAAAATTAGACAGAGAAGAAGAACAGTTTATGGAAAGATTTTATAATCCTAAATGTGCAACAGAGTCTTTGTTTTCTAAAGGAACTCCGAGAAATTGGAATGATGGAGAAGAATGTATTAGAGTAAGGCTTTATCAGATACCTTTTTTGGGATACGATAGTATTATAGAAGATGATAATACATTATCAGAAGTAGATAATTTTCGTAGAAGAATAAATTTAGGAACAAGAATTGTAATTTCTGCAAGAAAAATAGGAAAGACTTTTATAGCTTTAATTGCAAATATTTTATTAAAATTAATTTACTATAGAGACAAAGAAATGACAATGTCTTCTTATGACGAAAAACATGTTTCTAAAGTATTAGATAATGTTAGAGAATTTGTTGTTTCTCATAATTTTTTTCAATTTTATAAGAAAAGAATAAGAGGGAGTCCAGAATATGAGATTCAGACAACTAATGGAAATTCATTATTCGGAGTTAATGAAACTATTAAAGGAAAAAATCCAGGAGAATCTTGGTGGGGTCATCATACATATATAAATTTTCAAGATGAAATACAAGCAGAAACAGAAGAAGCATACACAAAAAAAATAGATGCAGTAAGTGATTTTGGAGTCATGGAGATTTTATGTGGTATTCCATTGATAACTAAATCATCTCCATTAGGAAGATTAATTAGAGATACAGAAACAAAAAAACATGTCATAAGATTACCTCAATATGTAAGTAAATTATTTGATGAAAGAACTAAAAGCAATAGAATAAGAGCTTATGGTGGAAGCGAGTCAACTGGTTATCGCATAAATGTGGCTGCCGATTTAATAGAAGGAACGCAAAATTGTTTTGATATGGATAGAGTTAAACAAAATTATAATAAAAAAAGAATAATAAAACATTTTGAAATTACAAAATCAAATTTTAAAGATTATACGAATATTTTAGTTTTAGAACCAGTATATAATGCAACAAGAACTTTTGTAGTGTCTGATATAGGAGATGCTGCTGCGACAGAAATTTGCATTATTGGAAAAGTAAATAATAAGTATCAATTAATTTATAATATAACTACTTATCGCCTTTCTTTGACAAAAGAGTTACCAGAATTAATGGAATATATTTTTAGAAAAGTAAACGGTCATTATATTTCATTGGATTGTACTATTATGGGAAAACCAGTATATGAAATACTTTCTGAAAAATTAAATGAAAAGATTACAAATGAAAAAGGTGAAATTACAAAAGTAATAAAAAGAGTTTATTGGTGTGCTTTTAATGAAGACATTGTAACTGGAATTGAAAAAGATGATAAAGGAAAAATAGTTAGAGATAAAAAAGGTGAAGTAATAGAAAAGAAAGACCCAACACTTTATTTTGCTGTTAGTAGATTAAAACAAATGTTCTATGATAAAAGATTTGATATACCAGATGATGACTATAAATTTGATTTACAATTTTCGTCTTATATAGAAATAGTTTCTGGAAGCAAAATAATTTACGATACAACAACTGAAGACCATTATGTGCAGAGTTTTGAAGTTTTCGCTATTTTAGAATGGTTGACAGAACAATTACCATTAATAAATGCAATAACAGAGGTTAGGAAGCCAGGTTTAGGAGTTTTTTCTTAAAATGAAAATAAGAATTTGTAAATGTTGTAAAAAAGAAATTACGAGAAGTAGCAAATCTGGTTTATGTAAATCTTGCTCACACAAAACAGGTAGAAAAAAATATTATTGTTCTTGTGGAAAAGAATTAATAAATTGTCGTGCAATAAGATGTGAACAATGTTGGTATGCATTTAATGTAGGTAAAAATAATTCAAGTTATAAAGATGGTAGGACTAATAAAAAACCTTTTTGTATCGATTGCGGAATACCATTAATTAATTATAGAAGCAAAAGATGTAAAAAATGTCATTATAAATTCAATAGAGGAAAAAACAGTCCTCGATTTGGAAAATTATCTTTTCATGGTAAAGGTTCTTACTATAAAAATATTTGGTTTCGCAGTAATTGGGAAGTTATTTATGCCAAAGAATTAGATTCTAAAGGCATCAAATGGCTCTACGAATCTAAAACTTTTAATTTAGAAACTACTACTTATACCCCAGACTTTTATTTACCTGAAAGCGATACTTATGTGGAAATCAAAGGCTGGTGGAGAGATGATGCAAAAGAAAAATTTGATTTATTTAAAAAATTATATCCAAATATAATAATATTAATTTTGAATAAAACTTATTTTAATAAAGAGAGGATAAAAAATGGCAAATAATTCAGGCCTTGCTTCAGGTCTTTGGGAATCGTTTCTTACTTGGGCTTATTCTTCAGGAAATATTAAAGTTCCAGAAAGTTTTCATGAACGTTGCGGAAAAATTTCTGAGATGTTGGATAATGACATTTCAGGAATAATTTCGACCATTGTAGATTATTCTATTAATTCTTCTTCAGAGGCAATTTTAAAAGTAGAGTGCTCTGATGATACATTAGAACAACTCCTGAATTTATGGCTTTCAAGAATCAATTTAAATGTAAATGGAGTTCCTACTGGTCTTCAAGAACTCGCCAAGGAATATTACAAAGAAAGATGGGCTGGTTCATCTTTATGTTTAATGCGACTTGGAATATGGGAAACTATTTCTATTGGGAATACCTCTATCAAAGTTCCTACATTACTTTATTTTGTTAATGGGTCATCTGTTTATATTGATAGAAAAAATGAAAAAAATTATAAATTAGGAACTGATAAGTATTATTTAGATGAGAAAAAAGATTTACCAATACCCAAAAATGATAAAGAGCAAATAATTGTCCAAAAACCTTTTGCAAGATGGTTTAGCAAATATCCGTCTCCTTATCTTGTGAAAAAAGGAGTATTAAAGAATTGGATGGCAATGGAAATTCTCTCTTCAAAAGGTGATGAAGCCATCTCTAAAGTATTACCTTATTTATTTCAGATTACAAAGGGAACAGAAAATGCTTTTTTACAAAAAAATGTAGATTATTCTGATGCCGAATTAAAAACATTATTAGACAATTTTAAATCAGCAGTAGAACGTTATAAAAATGAAAAAGGAAAATTACCTGCAAATGCCATTCCTTTTGACCAGAAGTATGAACATTTAATTCCAGACCTCTTACCTATATTAAAGGAAGAGCTTTATAGGCAGGGTTATAGAGCAATAATGGCTGGACTCGGCTTTGCCGACATGCTCGAAATTACGCCATCAAGACAGGAAACGAGGCTCAATCCAAAACCTTTTATAGCTGAGATAAATTCAGGTGTGGCTGATTTTAAGTCTATGTTATTGGATGTTGTAAGATTAATTATTTCTGAAAATAAAATAGACCACAGAAAGCTATTTAGCGACAATAAAGCATTAAAAATAGTAAATAGCCCACTTAAAATAAATGTTCAATACATTTTAGATTCTATAAGAAGTGGATTCGTTTATGGTGCTGTTACTTTTGAAACTTATCAAGAATCCTTAGGAATTGACCCAGAACAAGAATTAGAGAGAATGAAAAAAGAATGGGAAAATGGATTGAGAGAAATTTATTATCCACACGTTATACAAAATCAGGAGGAGAAAGGAATAGATACAGAAAGAATAGTTCCCATTACAAAAAAAGAAACTGAAAAACAAAAAGAAAAAGAAACCCAAAAAGTAGGATTGGAAGATGAACTAACAGAAGAAACAGAAGTAGAATATCTAAAAGCAGTCATAGGATATACTCCAGAAATTACTGAAAATTATATTCGACTAAGACAAAAAGACCCAAAAGATTTTGAGCAAAATAGTTTTAGAATAATTACATTATCAAAAGAAAAAGGAATTAAGGCTGTGATTGGGAGACTTAAAGGGAAAAAGTCCACAACTATACAGAGTTATTTATTTGAGAAAACCAAATGGTCTTTGAAAGAAGCACAAGAATGGGTTAAAGAACACAGCAACGCTACGATTGAAATTATAGAATCTTCTTTAGATGAAGACTTAATTATAGCCCCCTATACTAAAACTAACTATCCCAAATATCTTGATAAATATCCTGAAGGAGCTAGAAATGTCTGGATAGAAACATGGAATTCTATTTATAACGAAACTCATGATGAAGCAAGAGCATTTGCGGGAGCATGGAGTCAACTCAAGAAATGGATGAAACGACACTCCAAAGGAGAGAATAAATAATGGAAGATAAAAGAATAATTGCTGAAGCATTATTAGAAATAGCAAAAAGGTCTGAAACTACTTTTATTGAAATATCAGATGATAATAAAGAATTAATAGAAGCTGCTAAAAAAATAGGAATTGAATTGCCTTCTCCAGATTTAATGGTAATGAAGACTGTTTATGCAGAAATTGATAAAGTAAATAGAAATGGAGTAATTCTTCCTCGCAAAGCAGTTGAAAGGGGATTGAAAACTTTAGTCGGAAAACAATGTAATTGGGAACATAATGGTGCGGGATTTGTATGTGGTTATAGTATAAAAGCGGAAATAAATGAAGATAAAGTAGAAACAATAAATGTTCTTTTTAAATCTTTATTTCCCGAACAAATAGAAGAACTAAAAGCAAAAGTGCAATCAAAAGAAGCTGCTGTATCATTTGAAATTTATAATAAAATAGATGGAAAATCAGTAATTAAAGAATTAGCGAATGGGCAGAGAGAAATAGACCCGATAATTTTTCATGGAACAGGTGTTTTATTAGCTCATAAGCCTGCTTGTCCTAATGCCAAAATTTTTAAATTAATAGGCAGAGTAGAAAAATATATAGAAAAATTATTTGCAGAAGATTTAGTTTATGCGGAGTTAGCTGTAGACGAACCTAAATGTAAAGGATGTAATCCTTGTACATGCGAAAAAGAACAATTAATTTCTAAAATAAATAATTATTTTAAACATGAATAAAAAATCAGGTATTTGGTTTAATTGTGAACGTTGTGGAATAAAAGTTTATAATTGTAAAAGTTTATTTGAACAACATAACCATCATTTTTGTTCTAAAAATTGTGCTAATAAACACAATGGTAAAATAATAGGACAAAAGTTGAGTAAGAAAATTAAAGTTAAATGTGATTTTTGTGATAAAACAATTTGGCGAATACCATCTAAATTAAGGATTTATAAACATCATTTTTGTAATAGAAGTTGTTTAGGAAAGCATACTTATTTATTGCATGGTAAAAATAATTTGATGCTTAAAAAGGGTCGTATTCCTTGGAATAAAGGATTAACAGATAGAGTTATGAATTTTAAATGTAAAAACTGCGAGAAAAAAGTAAAGGATTTCAAGAGTTCAAAAAGAAAATTTTGTTCTAAACAATGTGCAAGAATATTTATAGCTAAAAACAGAATTTCTTCTATAGAGAAAATAATTAATCGAGAACTTCATAAATTAAATATAAAGTTTATAAGTCAATGGAGTTATAATTCTTTATGGGTTGCTGATTTTTATTTACCTAAATATAAATTAGTTATAGAATGTGATGGGGATTATTTTCATGCTTTACCAGAAAGAAGAAGAATGGATATAAAAAAAGATAAGTGGTTTAAAAACAATGGACTCAATATTTTAAGACTTACAGAAAAAGAGATAAAAAATAATAAATCCGTTTCTGTATCTAAAATAAAAACAAAGATAAGGAGGATAGTAAATGAATCGTGAAATAGTTCTTGATGATTTGAATGAGGAACAATTGAAAGAAATTGATAGCGTTATCCAAGCTGAGTTTTTATCTGATAAACTAAAAGATGAAGATATTGCCGATGAAGATTTATTAGATGAGGAAGGCAAAATTATTGAAGAAGCAAAGAAACTTACTTATAAAGAACGTAAAGAATTGAAAGATTCTGATTTTGCTTTGATTCAATATGTTGTAAACAAGAAGACTGGCGAAAAAATTAAAGTTCGCAGATTTCCTATTTACGACCCTGCACACGTTAGAAATTGCTTGGCACGTCTTCCCGTTGCTAAAAATCTTACAGAGGAAGAAAGAGAACTTGTAAAAAAGAGAGCTTTGAAAAAAGCCAAAGAATTAAATATGACCGAATTGTTAAAAAGATATGAAAAAGCAGAAGAACCAACTGCTCAGGTAACTCCCGAACCAGCACAAGTAGTGCCACCTGTAGAGGTGAAGCCCGAACCTGCTCAAGTAGCGGAAGCACCTGTTGGAGAACAAAAAGAGAAAGAAAAACCAATAAAAACCGTCTCTTATTATACATCTGAGAATATAGAATCTATTGGCGAAGATGGCGGAGTTGATTATCAGAGTAAGTCTTATGAAAAAATCATAAGAACTTATAAAGATGGTCATGAAGAAATCGAAATAAGAGATGCAAATTCAGCTAGTGATTCTAAAATCAGTAAATATACTTCTGCACAATTAGAAGAGGCAGTTAATAAAGCCAAAGAAGAATTAGCAAATCTTCATAAAACTGAATTAGAAGCCAAAACTAATGAGATTAAAGTTGATTTAGAAAAAAAGATAATTGATAAAGAAACTGAAATCACTAATCTAAAAAAAGAACTTGATGCGAAAGCTCAAGAGATTGCGGAATTAACTAAACCTAAAGTTGAAGTAGCAAAAGAAGAACCTACAGTTGAAGTAGGAAATACTGAGAAAATAGAAAAAGATAGTAAACTTAAAGAAAGACAAAAAAAGATAAACTTAAAAGCCTACGGACACGAATAAAAAGATAAGTTAAAGGCAATAGCCTAAACTTAAAAGATAAAAAAATAAAAGATAAAATAAAAGAGGTAATAACAATGGAAAAAATCGAACTTAACGGTTTAGAGATTGCGAGAGTTATCGGGCAGCCTATAGACAGTACTCTTCCAGTTCCAGTGGAATTAGTTGAAATATGCGATTTAGAGACTGCGGAATTTGGTGAGGATGTTTATTATTTTTCTGCTTATGATGACAACGTTGATACCGTTTATACTGCTGGAGATTCTGGCGAGATTACATCAAACAAGAAATCCCCCAGTGGTGTTGCAACTATGACATTTGTTGGTTATCAGTCAGATTTAGCTTATGTTACTATCCATGAACTTCAGGATGCAAAAGACCAGTCAGCTTTGGCAAGAAAGAAAGCAGCAATTACTCGTTCTATGGATAAACAGGATGTAAAGAAATTGTTAGATGTTATTTTAGCTATAGCTACTCAGAGAATTACTTGCGGTTCTGGCGAAGACCTTTATGACGGTATTGTGAAGATGGTTCATAAAATAGTTGATTATGGAGATAATTTTATTCTTTTAGCTGGTTCTACAGTTTGGGAAAAAATCAATACTTATGATAAAGAAAATGCTGATAATTTCAATTATAGAGTTGGTATAAAAGAAATGTTGGCTGCTAATGGTATTAAAGTTATAAAAGTAGTTGGTACTGTAAAGGTAGATTCTGGTTCTTATGACCCAGTTTTAGCTGCAACTAAAGCTATTTTAGTGGCAAGAGATTCTAAGTTAAGAGTTGGCGGAAAACCTTGCTTATTTGTAAGACGCAAAATTAGTCCTGAAGTTGCTGCATTATTAGGAATTGCACCTGATGAACTTCAAAGAATAATTACAACTATCGGTGGACTTCAGGTAATTAATAATAGCAAGAACATTTTAGGATATGGATGCGTTGGATACGAATGTGTAGTTGAAGCTGTGGTTAATTTTAAAGCTATAGCATGGTCGGATGATTTAAACGTGTAATTTCTAGTTAATATAGAGGGGAGATTTTTCTCCCCTCCCACAAACATAACTAGAAAGGTAAAAAATGATTAGGCGTTTAAAAATAAAAGACTCTATAAATTTTTATGAATTCTGTTTGCGTTGCCAAGATAAATACGAAGATTGGTATATCACGCAAAATAAAGAACGCAAATTTATAAGTGGAGATTTAAAACTTATAGAAAAACTTCTGCGGTATCAGGAAATATATGCTGAAGAAGAAAAAGAAATAAAAGGAATTTTGATAATTTTACATGAGAAGGGATTTCGCCCTTATTTAAAAATACTGGCAAAAGATTCAAAAACAGAATGGGATTTATTAAAATTTCTAACATGGAATAATTTTGATGAAATTTATGCTAAATTAAAATTAACTAATCCATTGGCAAGAACATTACAGAAACAAAATAGAATAACTAAACGATTAACATTTGGATTTATCGCTAAAGGTTTTCGGGGAAAAGAAATTTTATTATACAGACCAAAACAAGAAAAAAGAGAAATAAAAATTCAGGAGATAAAGTGAAAACAGAAACAAAAAAAGAATATATGAAAATATATAGAAAAATACATAAAGAAGAATTAAAGAAATACATGAAAAAATATCGCCAAACTCATAAAATAGAAATAAAAAATTCTGTGGAACAATACCGCAAATCACATAAAGACAAATTAAGAAAATATAGAAAACAGCATTATCAAGAGAATAAAGAAAAATTAAAAGAACAAAGAAGAGAATACTATCAAAAACATAAAGAAGAAGAAAAAGAATATCGCAAAATCCATAAAGATAAAATTGCTGAACAAAAAAGAGATTATTATATTAGAAATAGAAAAAAGATATTAATTAAATCTGCAAAATATGGTAAAACTCATAAAGAAAATGTCAGAGAAAGAGTAAGAAAATATAGAAGAAATCATAGAGATGAGATTAGAAAATTTCAAAAAAATAGAAGAAGAACAGATTTAAATTTTAGGATTAAATGTAATTTGAGAATAAGAATTTGTAACGCATTAAAGTATAATTACAAATCGGTAAAAACTATGAAATTATTAGGTTGTAGTATTGAACAGTTAAGAAAACATTTACAGAAACAATTCAAGTTAGGTATGTCTTGGTCTAACTATGGTAAGTGGCACATCGACCATATAAGACCCTGTGCGAGTTTTGATTTATCCAAACCAATCGAGCAGCGTAAATGCTTTAATTACATTAATCTTCAGCCCCTCTGGGCAGGAGAGAATTTATCAAAAAAAGATAAAATTATATTATAGGAGAATAACATGCAAGAAGTTATATTGAAAATAAGAAATCTGATAAATGATAATTACGAATATTTTGAAGAGGCACAAGAGTATTATGGCGGAGCTAAAATTTTTTCATTGCAGTATGCTAATATAGATTCTGCTACTTTGATAGTAAAAAAGAATGGAGCAATTTGGTTGGCTTCTAATTATACTTATGATAGTAATACATCTAAAATTACAGTAACGGGAACATTAACTTCTGGAGATGTATTGACATTTTCTTATAATAAATATGAAAAATATTCAACTTCTGAATTAAGAAGCTATATTCGTTCTGCTCTTTATCAATTGGCAGTAAATAAATATCGAGTTTTTATTGCTAAATCAGATAACATAATTTTTCCTTCTGCAAGTGAATCGGAAGAATGTTTAATTGCAATTATAGCAGCAATTCTAATAAAAGGACAAGTAAGACAATATCGCACTCCCGAATTTACTATAACATTTGATACTGACAACATGAGTGTGGAGAAAAAAATAAGGGCTACATTAATTCAATACAAAAAAACTTTTGGAATTTTAGATTATATAGGAATGGATGAACAATTACCAGAACCAACGGACAACTAATATGGCAGTATATGTAATATGGGATTGGTGGAAGATTGGGAATGTTTATTTTTGTTTAGTATTCAAGGATAATATTTTATATTTTTCACAAGCAGAAATACCAGAAAATTCACAAGGAATAAATAATGGATAAAAGAATAGATTTGTTCGGATTACTAAAAAATGAAGAGAAATTAACTAAGGTATTAGTTTATGTTGCTAAAGAAACTGAAAATGACCCATACGAACATACAAAAAATTTAAGTTACTTGCAGCCCGTAGCAATTGATGCCTTGGTGAGAGATGTGTCGCCAGAGGCTCTAAAATGGGCTTATTATGGAAATATTCCCATCGGGTCGAAAGAAATTTATATAGAAAAAAGACATATAAATACAATTAAAGCAGCAGACCGTATAAAAATTGGAGAAGATTATTTTAAGTGTTACAAAGATGACCAAAAGGGCTTTGGGATACTTTCAAGACAAGATTATCTCGTAGTAATTTTAGAGAAAAAGGTAATAAATACATAAGGAACTCATAAATGCCACAAACATTTGAAGTAAGAATTTCTCATAGAGGAAAAAATCCTGTTCAATGGTTTTCGGAGGTTCAAAAAATTATATATCCTGAACTCCAGGCACAGATTTTGTTAAGTGCCGAGGCTACTGCCGAAATTATGAAGAAAATCCTTGAAGGCTCTGGCTATAAATTACAAAAATTAGCAGGAGCAATTGGAGTAGATGTTCTTTCTTCAACTGCTGGTATCCATATAGGTATAGGAAATATTTCTACTTTTCCAGTTGGTCAACAAAGTGGGGCATCTTATTGGGAAGCATTTAATGATGGATTTGCAGTAACTCAGGCAAACATTGGTTATTTTGGTGATGCTTTTAGGGCACCAGAAGCAGGTGGGTCAGGAGAAAAATGGCATCATACAGGAAAAGGTTCGGGATTCTTTTTTATGCAACCAAATAAAGTAATTGAACCACTTAGGTATGTTGATATTGGATTTGATGAGCTAAAAAAACACATAGAAAAAGAAATTACAAAATTTAATAAATCACTCGAAAACGCAGGAAAATAAAATGGCATATAGATTATCAAGAAATTGTGAAGCCTCAGTAATTGACAAAATTACCGCCGATTTAGTAACAGACGGTTGGACTGGAATTAGGGTAGAAAAATCTTTCTCAGAGGCATACAAAGGCGAACTTCCTTGTATTGTTATAAATGTTTCGGACAGACCAGAGAAGAGATTACAGGTGGGTAGTGATGTATTAAGTAATTTTGTTGACATAGAAATTAGAATTTTTGCAACTTCAGATGGAAACCGTCTCGACCTTAGTGATTATTTATTGTCTAAAATAATGAGTGGAATTCCTTATTATTCTTACACCATTACCAATGGAATTGTATCATCAAAAGTTCCAAAGGGAAGAATTTCCATTTTGGAGATTGTTGCTAACCGAAAAGAACTCAGAGTAACCGATAATTTGGTAAAGGAAGATAGATATAGAAGTTTATTATCTCTAAAATGTAGAGTAGCATTAACTTAAAATGAAAAAAAGAAATCATAATTTTAATCCGAGTAAAAAATTTTCTAAAAAAAATCTTTATAAATTATATATAATAGATAGAAAATCTACAGTGCAGATAGCCAATAAATTAGGGTGTTCTGATACATTGATATATAATCGACTGAAAGAATATCATATAAAAATCCGTACAATGAAAGAAGGAGTTTGTTTAGTAAATATTCCAAAATTAAATATAACAAAGTATTGGCTAAATCAAAAATATAATATAGAAAAATTATCATCACGTCAAATTGCTAAATTATTAAAATGTTCTATAACCGTTTTAAGAAAATATTTTAAAAGATTCAAAATAAAATTACGTAATTTATCAGAATCAGTAAAAATAAGTTATGATGAGTATCCAGAACTTCGGATAATTAGAGCAAAACAATTAGAGGGATTTTTTAAAGGAGAGAATAATTATAATTTTAATAATTATAGCAGTAGAGAACCTTATGGAATTAATTGGTCTCCTGAATTAAAAGAATCCATCCGTAAACGTGATAATTATACTTGTCAAAACTGTGGCATAACCGAAGAAGAGCATTTGATTGTGATGGGAAAAGTACTGACAGTTCATCACATAGATTATATTAAACAAAATTGTAATAAAGATAATTTAATTACGGTATGTCTTTGGTGTAATTTTAGGGCAAATTCTAATAGAGATTATTGGAAAAAATATTATAAAAAATTAATTTGTGCAAGAGTTGCTTTAACATAGGAGATAATTATGAATTGGCTTTCATTATTAGGAACAGGATTTTCAATTTTTACAGCAATTATCAACGTCGTTGTTTTATTAGCAATGAAATTTAATGATTTACGTCATGTTCAAAAAGATTTAACAGAAATAAAAGATGAACTAAAAGAACACTCAACTAAGATTGTTTCTATAGCTGAAGATGTTGCTCATTTAAAAGGGAAATTATGTAACAAAAGAAAAAGATAATAGTAAGGTGCTTGAAAGATATACAAGCGTTTGAAATTTTAGTATGGGTTATGATTCATTGATTAGTTTTTTCTAATGAAGAGAAAAAATAACCAATAATTGATGGCTATGAAGAGCAAAAAATCATAACTAAAAAGATAACTTAAAACAAAGGAGATACAAAGATGATTAAGGGAAATGCAAGTGTCTGTCGTGTCTACCCATGGAATTCAGACCGAAGTCCATCCCAGGTAGATAGGGTAACTGAATTAACTGGTGATGTAACTCTGAATCAGGAAAAATTATATGAATTAGGTCGAACATTAAAGTTAGGAGTTCATAAACTTACACCTTCTTGTCCAGTAACATTAACTCAGAACGAATATGGTTCAATGGATTTTTGGAGGTCATTGGCTAACATCGTTGACCCTGCATCTGGAGCATTGGATGAAAGTGTAGATTTGGATGATTTAAAATCTACTCGTTTTGACATTAGTGCTTATTTGACAGACGAAGATGGAAGTTTTAAGGGAACAGTTTATTTTCCGAAACAAAGATTAAGTGGATTTAGTATTAACATTGCTGACCCAGATGCAATGGTTGTAAGAAGTTTTGATTTAGCTGGAGAACAATGTAGAATAATTAAAGATAATTATTTAGCTTTTGAAAAGAAAACAGCTACAGGAACAATTGAAACAGTTACTTTAGACCCTGCTGCAATCGAATATGCTGCTGGAAAATACATTTATAGAGTATTAAGAGTTCGTTCTGGTGTTGTAAGCGAATTGATAGAAGATAATGCTTCTCCCTATGCTGATAATACTTGGAGATACTCTGCTGGCACAGTTATAGTACAAACTTGTGTAGTTAGTGATATTATAAAAGTTTTTTATCCTGCTGCTTCAGCCTATGAAACTCTTTGGGCTGACAATGATGATGTTGCTGCTTTATATGCAGACCAATGTACTATCTATTTAAAAATTGGTGCAGGAACAAATCAGCAAGTTTACATGTTACAATCTTTAGGAATAGATGTCGTTTTAGAAAGGGCAGACTACAAACAGATAGGTAGCAAAGAGATAGCCCAAACTGGAGTCAAATCGAAAACGGTAACCGTTACTCTTGGTCGCATCTTGGAAGATTTCACAATCGAAGAAATTTTAGGTAATATCGGTGCTTATAAAGACATCAATGTTGAGAATCTGACAGATACTATATCATTAACGGTAAAAATTTTTACGGATAATACGAAAAGTACATTTAAATGTGGATATAAAATCTCAAATCTTTCAGCTACTGCGTTGAAGCCCCTCGGTGCGAGACCCGAAGATATGGACTCTGCGGATAATACAATGGAGTCGGATAATTTTTTTATTAGTCCCGACGAAACAGAAATTGATGCGTAATTAAAATAGAGAGGGAATTGATTTTCCCTCTCCCAAAAATATGAAAACTAAAATCTGTAATAAATGTAAAATAAAAAAAGATATAAGCGAATTCGGAAAACATCAATTACATTTAGATGGTTTGCAAAGTTATTGTAAATTATGTAAAAAACAGATAGATAAAAAATATAGGGATACTCATATAGAGGAAATGAAAAAATATCGTTTAACTCATAAAGAAGAAACAAAAAAATATACCAAAAGGCGCTATCAAGAAAATAAAGAAAAATTAAAAGAGAAAAGAAAAAAATATTATCAAACGCATAAAAAACAAGAAAAACAATATCAAAAAAAATATTGTCAAGAACATAAAAAAGAAATTTCGGTGAGAATAAAAAAATATCATAAAATATATTATCAAACTCATAAAAAGGAAATTAGAAAATATTATGAAAAACATAAAGAAGAACTTTTAAAAAAGAAACGAGAACATTATCAAAAACATAAAGAAAAAATTTTACTTCAACATACAGAATATAGGAAAAATCATAAAGAAGAAGCAAAACAATATAGATTAAAACATAGAAAAGAAAGAATAAAATATGGCAATCAGTATGATAAAAATAGACGCAAAATTGACATTAATTTTAGGTTAGCCCATTATTTAAGAACAAGATTAAACAAAGTATTAAAAAATAATACCAAATTAGAATCGGCATTAAAATTGGTAGGTTGTTCTTTAGAACAATTAAAAAAGCATTTAGAATCTAAATTTGTTTCAGGTATGTCTTGGGCTAATTATGGCAAATGGCACATAGACCATATCAAGCCCTGTGCTAAATTTGATTTGCGAAAGAAATCAGAACAACGCAAATGCTTTCGCTATACCAATCTTCAGCCCCTATGGGCTAAAGAGAATTTAAGTAAAAGTGATAAATATTAATGAATAAATGAGGGAAGTTGTCTACCGTTTATGGAAGAAACTTCCCTCCCAAAAATAATAAAGTAAGGAGAAATATAATGAATAAAGTAAGGCAAAAAATATTAATAGCAATTAAATTAGGCAGAATCAAGATAAAAATTGATAAATCTTGGGGTCTGCCTTTTTCTTTATATGCTTATCAAATTAAAAAAATACATTTTAGTATAAAACAGTACTATCAATTAATAGAGTTATCTTTATTTAAATTAAATATACTTTTTTGTATTGCGATTGCGGAGGAATAAATATGTTGCCAATTTCATTACTTACAAAAGGATTTATTTCAACTTTAAAAAATTATTTTTCATATCCTTTTGATGTAACAATCGATTATGGTGAAAAAATAATAGATGTATTAGTAGAAGATATAGATTTATTAGTTGAAACTGAGCAAGAAGTTTTAACAATAGAGGCTGGACAAGAAGATTTAACAGTAGAAATAGAATCTATAAACGTAGAAGTAAAATTAGACTAAGGAGAAAAAATGAACGACATTACCCTAAAAGTAAAAGAACAAAAAGTTATCGCCTTCACTTTTAAAGATGCTTCTGGAACTATAATTCCTTTAACTGGAGCTACTTTTTCTCTGATAATGGAAAATTCAGAAGGTACCGATGTTATTACAAAAACCGATACTGATTTTGATAAAACATTGGTGGCGACAGGTATCGTTAAAGTTACTTTTACAGTAGCCAATTTAACACTTCCTGCTGGAGTTTATTTATTAGAATTAAAGACTATTTTTACTACTGGTGAAGTTGATAAATCAAAGACTTTTAATGTAAATATAATTTCAGCACTTACAGTATAAAGAGGAGCAATCGTGATTCTTAAAAAACTTCCAGAAAGTCCAGAACAGACTTGTTTTGTAAGTCCAAATTATAGTAATGACATTTTTACTAGAAAATTTTCGACTATTCAGGCAGCTATTGATTATGCAATTAGTCAAAGTCCTGATGAAAATAATATGTGGACAGTTTTAGTTGAAAATGGAATTTATAACGAACAAGTTATAATGGCAGAATGGGTTGCTCTTAAAGGAAGAAATAAAGAAACTTGTATAGTAGAGAGGGGTACATTGCCTCTTGTTTATAATGTAGATAATACAGTTATTAATACTATGAGTTTTAGAGTTACAGACACAGATGGAAAATTTGCTTCTATAGATGGTGGTGCATCACAAATAGAAATAGCGATATATGATTGTTATTTTGAAGGTACTGGAGATGATAGAAATGTATTAGAATTTGCAAATAATGTTATAGCTTATTTATATGAGACTGAAGGATGGAATGATGGGAAAAAGATTATAACTTCTTTATCAAGTGGGTCAAATATAAATCTTAAATTAGAAGCCGCATATATTTCTGGTGGAATAACATGGAATAGTGGATTATTGGAAATGTTTAATATTGCATTAATTGATAATGGATTTTTAGATGTAGAAAATGCAGCAAGTTGCCAATTAGATTATGTATGGATAAGAAACACAGATACTTATGCTATAAATTTTTCCACAACTGGAGACATAAGAGGCAATAATTTAATTTTAAATAGTGGAAATTCTGAGAATACAATCCAATTTCATGCAATACCAAGTTATGCTAAATTTGTTGCATGTACATTATATAGTTCTGGTCTTTATTCTATATATTCTGATACTCTTATTAATATAGTATCGGAAGCAAATTATTTTGAAAAACCAACTTATAATATACAAACTCAAAATGTTTTTTTGTATAATATAACCAAATTAGAAGCAGGAGATAGCGAAACTTTTACACATTTATCAGATAGCAAATATGCAAGATTAATTCAAATTAGTAGAATTGGTTCTGCAAATTATACAGACATAGATTTTGATGAAATAGATGAAGGATTATTTACTCAAGAAGATGTTACTAAAACTAATTTTATTGGTGGACAAGTACAATTAGCAGGAGATGCTACTTTTGTTTTGGATTCATCTGGTAATGGAAGAAATGGAGTTACTGTAAATAATCCATTATGGGTTGCAGGAAAATTAAATAATTGTTTACAATTTAATGGAACGAATTATGTTAATTGTGGAAGCATAGCAAATTTTGAAAAAACACAACCATTTAGTTTAGAATGTTGGTTTCAAACTTCAGATACTACAACTAAAATGTTATTAGATAAATTATTATTACCTGGTAGAGGTTATCAATTAAATTTAATTTCTGGCAAAGTCTCTTTTGCTTTATATAGTAGTGTTACTAATTATTTAAGAATAAATACCATTAATTTATTCAATAATGGTAATTGGCATCATTTAATTGCAACTTATAATGGTTCTTCTCTTGCTTCAGGAGCAAAAATTTATATAGACAATATCCTTCAATCAGTAACTATTATAAAAGATAATTTAACTAGCACTATTCTTAGTTCTCAAATTTTTGGATTAGCAGGTAGAGCAGATGGTTATTGTCTCAATGGCAAATTAGATGAAGCAGTAATTTATGATAGAGAATTAGATATAACTGAAGTTTCTAATAGATATAATGGGGGAGCAGGAACTGAAACATTATTTGGAACTGCCTATGCTCAGTATCATCTTAATGGTTCAGGTTATGACATTACTAAAGGTTGGTATGTAAGAACAAATACAAATCAAATAAATACTTCTACTTGGTATAATATAGGACATATTAATATAACAGCAACAATGCCCACAAATACAAATATAAAATATTTAATTAGTGTGGATAGTCGAGTAACTTGGAAAAAATGGAATGGAACAAATTGGGTTACAGTTTCTTTGGCAAATATAGACACACAAGGAAATACAGAATCAGAAATAGAAGTATTAACCGATAGTGAATGGGGATTATTATTTATTGCTGGAACTTTAGACATTGTAGCAAGTTTAAAAACAACAGATGCAACAGCAACTCCATCATTAAGTCAAATAGATGTTAATTATTTAGTTGGGAGTAGACATTTATGTTTTGATAATGATTTAATAATTGAATTTTTAGATGCTACTCATACAAAAATAACAAATACAATTACTCCTCCCGAAACTCTATACGGAT